TCTTCCGCTCCGAAGGGAGCATCGGCATTCGCGGGTCCTGTTCTCTAAAATAATTACGGTCCAAGGCTTCCATCTGTCCCTCTGACTCTCTCGTTGCCAACTCTTTGAACTTGTCACCAATTTCGATGGGTCGAGCACAAAGAAGAAGACCGCCAATCAAAACATTGTCGGGATACTGGCTGTCTCGATCCGAAACAATCATTAGTTCCGGATACTCTGATGACAACACAGGCTCCCATCCATCACGAAGTGCTTGCGAGACATTAATATTGTCCGATTCACCACGCATAGACGCTCTGACATAGCGATGTTCAATCCCATCCCGTGGGTTGGGCTGAGGCAGGAGAGGGGCAGGCTTCCATGACGAAGACGTGTCCCGTTGTTCGCTTTCTCGACTTTCAAGATCGCGAGGTGTGCGCTTGTCCTCTTTCCGAGGACCCGTTTTTTCTTCAACCAATTAAGAACCCTCCCTTAGGAGTTGTTTGGCGTATTGTTCCGGAGAAAGCCCAAGTCGCTTTGCGAGAGCCACTTGAGTGGAGGTTAACTGCACTTTGCGAGGGGAGTCACTCGACCGATTGGCCGGTGCTACCACCGTCGTAGTTCTCGGGCTCGCAGAAGAATCCTCCGAGTTGTTTCCGCCCGAAAACTTTCCAGGGAATGTCTCCCTAAGTCTTCCATCAATTCTTTTGTAATAGTCATCCGAAGTAGGATTGACACCCTCGTTAAGGAGCTTTTGGTGAACTCCAAGTGCGAATGATGTCATCTCCTCATCCTGCCCAAACCACTTATTTTTCTGCGTCCACTCCTGAGCCTTGGGATCAGGCGGTGGACGTTGCGGCATCGGCGGACGCATCGGAGGTCGCATCGGAGGGCCCATGGGTGGTCCCTGAGGAGGACCCATCGGGGGTCCCATCGGGGGTCCTTGGGGAGGTACGGGTTGGATGGGCGTCTGCGCCGCAGGCTCGTAGCTATCCGCCACCGATTGCTCGTACTGGCTTTTAGCGAGCGCCTCCTGCGCTTGGATCATCTTGTCCGAATTCCCCTCTTCATAGGCTTGCTTGTACGCAGACCTAGCTCGATCCAGATCACTTTCAGTTCGCGCCTTGATCTCGGAAAGAAGAACCTTCTCCCCTCGTTCAACAAGACTACGAAGCTCATTGTTCTGCCTCCTCTTGCATTCTTGCTGCGGCTTCCTTTTGCCGTCGTTGCTCATGGTATTCATACCGCAGCCTGTTTATTCGATTACGGACCTTGTTGTCCGCATGTTCAATCTCGGAATCAAAATCGCCAGATTCGCCGGGAGATGAATCTCGGGGGGCTACCCGATCTTCCTCCGGTCGATCATCAACAACCTCAATCTCGACGCTTGAACTGCCCCCATCATCCGACATGTCTGCAATCGGTGATGTGAGCTTGTTTCCCATTAGATCGTCAACGGGAGCACTCATGCTCTAGATACCCCTCTCGGGTCTTCGACAACAGCCTCGACCGTATCATCGTTAATCAATCGAAGCTCCTGGTCATGCACCCTGATGCGAGTCCCTGAATAGGAACGCATCACGATCCAATCGCCTTCCTTGCACCAAGGTCCTGTGGGGAACTTGTTTTCATCCCCGTAAGCCAGGGGCCCTAGTTTAAGGACGCATCCAACGATGCTTGCCGTATGTTCTGCCGAAGACAGTGAATCGGGCATATAAATGCCACCCTCTGTTTGCGTCTTCACTTCAGGCAATGCAACGAGTATTTTCCAACCTTTCGGGTCCGGTAGTTGGTGCGCGACCCGACTTTCCTTTGCTTCTTTGATTTTTTTTACGGCTTCCGCCACGTCTTATCCCTGCAAACGGCTGTTACGGGTGCCGTTGTTACCCATGCGCTCACAATGAGCGAAAACAAACAACATCATTACTCTTCCTCGCCCTCTACCCGGGCCATCATTTCACCAAAATCTCTTTCGGCAAGTGATAGTCCCTCGATGACACCGCACAACCGCTTGTATTCAGGCAGATCGTGGGCACCACCCTGAGCTAGGTGACCAACATGTTGTTGAATTCTTTCCTTGATCTGATTCCTATAGGCATCGGACCAATTCCCTTCCATTTTCCCTCCCCTTACTGGTTACCGGTAAGGTCTTCCAAAACCTTTTCGGCTTGACCTTGCCCTTCCATTTGATTCTCAGTGGCCTTCATCAAGGCCTCTGTGATCGTTTCAAGTTTTTGCGCCTGAAGCTTCGCATCCTCAATCTTCATCGAGTCCTTACGATCCGCTTCTTTCGCCTCTGCATTCAAGATGTCGCCAAGCAATGAGGCAACCACCTTGGATGTACTTGTTCTGGCGTCAGTTTCAATCTTATCCTTGTCGATTTGACCACGATCAGCAGCCTTCGCTGCCTCAAGGACTAGCCGCAACTGACCCTGCTTATTCTTTTCGGTAGCCTCATTCGCCCGATTCTGCGCTTCCTGCTCGCGAATCTGAAGCTCTCGCTGGCGCATCTGGATAATCGGGTCTTGAGCCTGCTGCTGGGCCTGCTGTTGAGCCTGCTCATTCTGATTCGACTGAAGCAATTGCTGAGCTGCCTGGGCAACGAGCTTGGAAATCTGAACCTCCACATCATCCGGGAGGGGCTCCCCAATGGGCGGAAGCTCAGTACCAAGCTGCTCCTCAATCTCCCTTCGATACTGCATGGCCACATGCTCAACAACGTGAGACATGAGGGCGCCATGAATCTGCTGAGCATTGGGAGCCTGCCCGGCGAGCTGCTGAATCTTGGGGTCCTGCAAGGTTGACATGTGCGTTTGGATATGGGCCGCGTGGTCCTGCCAAACGAAAGCCTTTACGGGGCCACCATTCAGAATGTTCATATTTTCCGTCACCGGATCAGTTGCCGGGATGTCGTCTTCCAAGGGGATGACTTGATCTGGATCATCAATCCCTAGAACCTCAAGCATCTGCCGGTGAAGACGGGGGAGGTTGTACATCTGGGGAGCTGTCGATGCGAGCTGTAGAGCCGCCTGATATTGCATAATCCGTTGCGCCATCGTTGCGGAGCCGGGATCGGATACCGGGATGACATCAATGCGTTCATCGAAGTCATCTGCCTTCATCTGCTCGTTTCCGTTCAGATCATAAGGATACTCATGGGGAGCATGGTCCGTAACAATCCTCTCCAGAATCCTAAACTCTCTTTTCATTGAGGCGTGGAGCCTTGCCTGAATCGCAGACATCACCTTCATGCTCCGCTCCATGATGGCAAGCGTGGTACCCACCGGAGCTTGCTGGCTCATGTCTGAAACCTTGATGTCCGTCAAGGATGCGAAGCGACGACCTTCCTCAACAATGTTTCCAAGAAGCTGGTAAAGAACCCCAGAAGGCTCCTTGTAGGGAAGGAATGTAATGTTGTCGCGGATCGCTCCACCGGGGACATCCACATCACGAAACTCACCAGGGGCAATGGGAGCGTCGTCACCTTTAATGCGAAGCCCGCGAGCTTTCAGTCCTCCGGGCAAATTGGATAATGTCCCCGCATCAACCAACTGCCTCAACAATGAAGTCGCGGACTTCGCTAAACCACCAATCATGTGAATCAACCCAAAGCCATAAAAACCAAGGCCGGGTAGATACTCATAGTGGACAAAATGCTGTCGCCTAAGCTTCTTCTCATCATCCTCAAACCAATTGCGACGAATTGATAGAATTTTCTCCGAAGTCTCCTCAATCGTAACAACATAGGGAAGCGCAACTCCAGTAGGCTCACCGTTCTTCTCATCCTCAAAGCCGGGAAGATCGATTTCCACATGCATTTCAAGGATCGTATAACGACCATCAGACTGGTAGTCAGGAGCCTCGCCGGTCAGCTTGTCGTACTTCTCTTGGATATCCGTCAAACTATAATTAGAGTCACCAAGATCAATATCCAAGTAGAAGCCATTTACCTGCATCTTCCGAATGTCGTTCTTGTTCCGCTTCATGACGTGCGTGGCACGTTCGCATGTGGACAGCGAAGAGGCTCCATAGGAGACAACAAGGTCTTCCGAGGGAACGAACATCGCACAGGGCCTACCCATATTGTCGTCCCAATAAACTTTGCGGAACGCTGAACCCGCAAGCGGGAGACTAAAAAGAAGCTTCTCTGTCTCCGGGCGATATTCCTCCATCACCTCGGTAACAAGGTAGTTCATGTAATCTTCCACGCGATGCGCTTGGGCAGACTTCTCGGTATCCATCTTGCCGACGATCTTCGTCCTCACTGGACCCGATGCCGGAAAGATTTCACCCATCGCCTGGCTCTGGAATCGGATCACCGACTCAGAAAGGATTGGATGGGTAACACCGCACGCGCCATCCCAAGGCTGCGTTCGATCCTCAATTTTGAGACCCAACTGATCAAGGCCCTTCGTGTAAGTATCTTCCCAGTCCTTGCGGCTTGCGCGATCTGCCTTGTAAGAACCTACAAGATCAGAAGACACCCGAAGCAAATCCCCCTCTTCCATATACTCAGCGAGGTTGGCATTGAAATCGATCTCACCACCCATCGGGGAGTCCGGATCAAAATCAATCATCATCCCACCGTCTTCGGTTTCAACCGAAACGGACTCGGGATTCACGATCTCGATTTCGATGGCTTCCTCTGCCACATCCATGATGGGCAACGGGCCTTCTGTAAGTGATCTCTCAATTGCCATTGATTACTATCCTAATTCCACGGAGAAGGGGTAAGAGCCGGAAAGGGTGACGGCTCAATCCTTAATGGACCCCCTCCTCCGGGTTGCCACGAACTGTTCTTAGTACCATCCACCACCCGTTATAAAATCATAAATCCAGGGGGCAAACCCACCGGCGCTGCCGCCCGGACTGCCAGAGCTTCCTCCCGGGTTGGGGCCACCCCCTGGGTTACCCCCTTGGCCTCCGCCAAAATGACCGTAACCCGGAGCAATATCAACAAGGCCTGAGGCGCTAATATCGTTAATGCCCACAGCTGGACCAACCGAAGGGCCGGTGCTTATAAAGCCCGGTCCCCAGTTGTCTGTAGCCCACCCAGTATAAGCAAGTTGGGCAAGATACTCAGGCAGGTAGTAGCTCTGAATATCCATCATCTGCTCGGGACTAAGGTTATACCCGGCCTGAACGGCTTCA